CTGCGGAATCTGTTCTTCTTGAATCAGCACCTCTAAGACCAACGATGAAAGCCATGGCTTTTCCTTCGGCGGAGGCGGCGGTGCCTAAGACATCGTTGAGGTTTCTGTCGAAAGTCTCACCCAAAAAATACTCTATAGAAGAGTCATTGTCCGAACCGAGAAGTGTTGGATTGGTGTTGAATTGTTTTCTGATGTAGTTGTCGGAGTTGTTACCGAAGTTAAAAGATGCAGTCAACACTGCAACTTGATTTTTATCTTCAACAACTGCTTGAAATTGAAAGTTTGCGCCGTTACTCATAACGAGTTCGGAACCACCGGAGCCGGATGCGCCAACAACAGTGTCTTCTTGGCCAGTACCCTTGAGGCGGATTGAACCTTCGTCCAAATACCAGATAGCTGCGAGGGTGCCTGTTACATCTGTAGCGTCAGCAGAAGCTGATGGCATCACATATAGTCCGAAAGCGCCACCGTTGGTAAGTGCGACTGTTTTAGGAGAGTGTTCTGTCTCCCAACCTGCTGCACCATCAACTGTAGGATCATCTTGACCGTCACCGAGGACGCGAACTACTGTTAGCGGCGAGCCGTTCTTCAACCATGCACGAGCTGCATAAGAAGCGTAAGTGGGGGAAGTGCGGTTGCCGTTTCTCCAAACGTCTTCGCTGTCACCACCTGGGATGGGATTACCGAAAATCTGTGTGAACTCCAAGAATGAGTTAACAGTAACTGGACGCAGGCCGGGGCCACGTTCGGTTCTACCAATAACGACAGGACCAACGTCTGCTCCTTCTCTTGGTAAAAGAGATTTATCAATCTCATTCATGAAAATACCGGGGGATACAAATCTAAATTTTTTAGCTGACATCTTTAATTTCTCCTCTTTGGGTGCGTGACTACTTAAAGGGCCGCAACACGACTATTATATACCATATTAATTAGTGTTTAATAGTTTCAAAAGCAGAAAAAGTCTTTTTTATGGATATTAAGTGGGTTTTTTCTATAAAAGATCGAAATCGTCTTCGTTGAGCATGGCTCTTTCTCGTGGGATTTTAATCTCGACTGCGTTTTCCCTTCGGACAACGGTGGGTTTCTCTTGATTAGATCCCTCGCCAACTAAGTAAGCTAAAACTCGAATGTTTATTTCAGTCTCATACATTCTCTCGTCTTCGCCCATGTTTTCAACATTACTATCGGAATTAAAAGAACCGTCCATGAATGCCTCGTAAACGTGGCCATCTTTTCTGATCTTGAAATAGTTGATGTTCCCGGTATATGTCATGAATGGCTGAATAAGATCGTTCATTTGCTGCTGATACTCTGTCCTGAGCTTGATAGAGTAGTTCGCGTTGATGGATACGGGAAAAGGAATAGATATTGTTTCATACACAATTTTTTTATTCTTCCTTGGGAAGTTTATTTGCCCTGTTTTCTTCTTCGCATCTGCATTTGCAAAATTTGCCGTCTTGCTCTGTTTGATCGGGCGAGTAATGGTAAAGGCGCCGCCTTTGGCATCTGGATTGGGTGGAATGTTAGCCCATGCGACACCTTTGTTTGTTGAGTCTTTTTCAAACCCAGATCTTTCCAGAGAAATTAGGGGTAATATGAGGGCGCCTTCTTTATCCCTCATCTCCTTGCTTCTCTTTGCCTGATATGCACGTTCTGCTGAAACCCAGATGACTGGAACCTTTTTGTATCCCCTGTTTGACAAGGTGTGAAGGTCCATATTCTCGTTTAACCATTCAAACATGGCGACATCAACCGTTTCAATTGTTGACGGCTCAAAAGTTATTACGTTTTCTTTTTTATTATCTGCCATTGTTAATCTCCAGAGTGTGCATGGAAAGTACTTGCAAACCAAATGCCACCTTCGTTAAAGTAATACTTGTTCTCATAAACGAATTCGCCAATTGGTGGGCTTCCGGTGCTACTTAAGTAAATAGCACGTCCAGCATAAGATGCCGCATTTTGATGCAAACCATTGAGAACGGCTCTATCCTCAGTGCGAGCACCATCGAGAGAAAGAATGTCGTTCATATCGGGAAAGACCGATGGTGGTGGTGATGGGGAAGAGTTTTGAGCGTCTGTGTTGTAAAAGTGTGACGGGTGCCAAACTCCACCTTCGTTGAAGTAGAACTTTGCGCCGAGACAGAATGGGCCAACAGGGTTGGTTTCGATGTTTGCAAGATAAAGTGTCTTTCCTGAGTATGCGACTGAATTGTTAGTGTATTCGACAAGTAAATCTCTGTTGGGGCCATCGCCGTCGTCTGTGAGAACGAAAATGCCTGAACCTGCAGTTGGCACAGGTGTAGAGCTGCCTCCGCCGGCGTTAGGCTCTTGCGCCATCGTTGTCCATTCGCCGTCTTGTCTAAACTTGAAAGCTTTATTCTGTTTGTCGTAAAGGATTGTGCCGTCTTGATAGTCATAACCATTCACATGATCCACACAAGGGACTGTTATTCCTTCGGCGCCGGGGGCATCGAAATTAAAAGTATTTGTGTTTCTATTGACCTCTATCTTATGGGTTCCGCCGAAAATGATAGATCCTGTGGAAATGTAGAGATCTCTAATTTGCTTGTCTGCAGAGCCAATATCATAAGCTGCGTCGGTGTCGGGCAAGTAATGTCCTCGTGCCTCAATTGCAGATGCGGTGAGGGTCGACACAAACATGGAGCCGGCTGATGTGTTTCCACGAGCAAGGACTGTTTCAAGAGTGTCTGTCTCGACGTAGTGGGATGCGGTGTGTGCAGTATCAACTGTTCCGAAGACGCTTTGCCCAGCGACATAAGATGCTGTGTGTGCGAAAGATGCACTTGCCACTGTTCCGTCGACGCCTGAAGCTGCGACATAAGATGCGGTTTTTGCGTTTGAAATGTTGCCCTTGAGATCGGCGGGTTCGCCGGCGACAGAGAAATCAAACAAATTCTCAGAAGGATCGATTGTTAGGGCATGTTGTTCGCCAAAGTGGATGGAGCCAGTAGAAATATAAAGATCACGGATTTTGCGGTCGGATGAACCCAAGTCGAAGGCGACATCTACAGCTGGAATTATGTTTCCTGAGAATTCTATTCCCGAAGAGGATATATGTTGAACACTTATTGAACTTGTCAGCCCTATTTCTATCTCGTTTGTGGTGGGAGTCAACACAATGTTGTCTCCTGCGACAAGGGTCTTCATGTTGAATTGGATATCTGTTTTATTTTTGAATACCCCTTCGCCGTTGCCGACGTTAGCCATGGTGTTATCTACGCCGTCGGGAATCACGAGGTTTGCGTTATCACATGCGGTTACGGAATCTAGATCAAACTCATTAACGGTTCCTTCTACTTCAGAAAGCCGGAAGGTTCCTTCTCGGGCTCGAATACAGCTTGCGATGACTTCGTACTTCTCATCAACCTTACCAAACAGCAGTCTCGGCTGTCCTACTTTTACAATTTCATAGAGAATCTTGCCGTAAAGGACGAAATCACCCTCTCTAACGAATAGGTTCTGATCTTCGGTGAGTCTCTTCTTGTGGAACTTGACGTCAATAACGGATTTCTTATCAATACCGAAGTTTGTCGTTGTTGTTTCGCTACCTTTCCATTCTACCGCTGCAAAAACATGCACTGGTGGTAGGAATGTCTTGTTTATCGACTCCCCATAAAGTGGGTGAAAGTCAGAATTACCCAATGAGACGGGAAAATAGACAACTTGCTGGCCTACGACTCTTTCAAGAATTTCGTCGCCAACCTGTTTTACCAGATTCGTCTCTTTTTTACCTGTGAATAGTGGTGGCGGAGGGGTGCCGGGGCGTTCATATGCATCAGTGCATGGTTGGGTTCCCGAACCACCTGCTGCAGTGGTATCTCCGGCCAATACTTTCAATTCATGGATAGGATCGCATGCTGCTGGTTCTGTATATCGAGGATCATCTTCTTCTGGGTTAGGATACGCATCTGAAGGGAAGGTGCCGTCTCTTGCTCGAACGCACTTGGCGGAAATCTCGACCATTGTGTCTGGCTGTCCGAACAGCTGTTTTGGTTGACCCAAGCCAACGATCTCATACTTCTGTTCGCCATACTGAATGAAATCTCCTTCTCTAACAAAGAGGTTTTGGTCTTCTGTGAGGCGCCTTTTGTGAAAATGGATCGTGACTGACGACTTCTTGTCTATTCCGAAGCCTGTTGTAGTGGTTTCTTCGCCTTCCCATTCTGCTAATACATCGACGTGAATCGGAGGGAGGTATGTTTTGTTTATTGCCTCCCCATAAAGTGGGTGAAAGTCGGAGTGTGAGATGCTAATCGGATAATAGAGTACGGACGTGCCAACTACTCTTTCGATCACCTCGTCCGTCACCTGTTTTACGAGGTCTTTTTCTTTCTTTCCCGTAAAAAGAGGTGGTGGGGGTGCTGCTGGTTGTTCCCATTTGTTGTCGTTATCAGACACTTAGCACCCTCCTACCCTACAAAGATATTTAAAGGGATCTTCTGCTGAATCCTATTGACGTTTTCAACCAACTCGGCGTCGCCGGCCATCAACTGATCGTAAGTCATCGCATCCAAGATTTCCTTCAGTTCTTCTCTAAGCTTGTCCTGCTCCTCTCTCGCTTGAGATGCTAATTGTTCACCATTGAGTGTGACTGATTCGCCTGGAATTGGAATTGTTGCAAATTTGCTTCTAGTAAGGCCAAGAGTCTCTTTACTCAACGATAGGCAGAATCTTCTAATCCATTGCTTGCCGATGCTGTTAATGTTCGCATAGGGCACGTTATCAAAGGGAAGAGTGTTGATATTGTTGATACCGTCGAGGCCGATGTTGGTTGTTCCGTCGCCCTCCCAGCTATTTCCTGGGATGGTGAATTCAAACCACATCTTATCAATATTGTATTGAGATGGTTCTGGGAAGATCCTGAGATTGTTGTTTCTCAACTCATAAGAGCAGTGAGATGTTCTAGTATAGAGAGCATCCTCATATGCCATCGCTTGAAGCTTGTTTTCCCAGACTGGCACAACTTGGAATGTGCTATCGTCTGCATACTGTCCGTATGTGCTTAGGTTGCCAATCATGTTGAGGCCGCCTTGGTATCCAAAGAATCTCCACATCACCTGCGGAGTCTTGTAAAACACCTTCTTAATTAAGATTTTTTTATTATCTACACTCCCGCTAAATGTGGAGTTGTCCATGATTATTTCCTGCAAATTGTAGTCCTGAGTCCTGTCTTTAATATCGAAGGATGCGGAATACACGGTAGTGCTACCGCCGACGTTAGCTTCCTCGGAAATACCATCTGCAACACGTCGAGCATATGCGTAATCAAAGAGGGGATATTTTAATCCGACATGGGAACCACTAAGAGAATCTTTAAGTTCGCCATCCTTCATCTCACCTCGATGGTCAAATGTTCCGGTTGTGCCACCGAGGACATCCGATAGGATATTCTTCGACTGGTGGATGTTTACGAGATAGGAATATTCCAAGCACGACTCTTCATAGGCGGCATAAACACTCTCTTCTCGGAGTTCAATATCAAGGACATCGCCGCCGAGCTTTCGATAAGTATAAGTGATCTGATCTAGTGCACCGGAAACGAAGTCGTCAGTGGCATATACTTTTGTTGCAAGTGAAGTCAGAACGATGTCCTCAGTTCCCGTAACTGGGAGGACTGAGACGCTGGAATTGCTTTTTGGGGTTAAAACTGGAAGAGCCATTAAGATCACCTCATGAGATATTATAATTCATTTAGTAAGTAGTATATTTTTCAAGTAAAGGAAGTACAAATAAAAAACCCGCCACAAGGACGGGTTCTTCATATATTATGTATTGGTTGGGATTAGCCGAGTAAATCTTCAACGATAACCAAACCGTACATGTCAGGACGTACCATTTTCTTCGCGTAGCGAGTCATCACACCCTTTCTAGGTACGAAGTCTTCAGGTCCGAAGATGGTAGGAGTGACTTGTAGTGGCACATATGGGGAGTAAACATAACCGCTTTCGAGGAAGTTACTACCTTTACGACCAACTAAGATCACGTTACGAGGGAAGTAAGGATCGACGTGAACGTCCCACTTACCACTCAAAGTACCGACATTGACTGCACCAGCAGTTCCTTTGTCGTCATCATGAGTTACTTTAGCACGGAAACCGGCTGTGAACTCAAGGATGTTAGCAGCTTCTGGGGAACAAACCAAGAAGGTCGCTCCGCCGCGAAGTACTTTGCGGTGAATCTGAGCAGATACGTCATTGATGGTTTCGAGAAGAGTCTCATACCATTCGCTAACGGTCCCTGTGAAGTCAGCAGCTGGATCAGCCAAAACCACTCCACTGTCGCGATTCAAGAATTTACCAGGACGACGTGACCAGTAATAAGTACCAGCTAGGGCGCCTTTAACCAAGTCATTTAAGATTTCTTGGTCGATTTCGAGAGCAATTTGCTCGGAGAGAATGCTTGTCAATTCAACTTCGGCGTCGAGGTTGTGATAAGCGTTCAAGTCCTGACCCAATTCAGGGCTCCACTTTGCTTTCAATTTCTTGGTTACTGCCGTAACAGCAACACTGTCAACTTTGATGTCGATTTCTGGAATGTAACCAACGTTTTGACCTGCGAATTCACCATTGTCTGGCTCTGCGCCTGCACCTTCAAGACCCCAAGGCTCTTCGCCAACGATTGCACCCATGGAGGTTGCGGAGTTTGCGAATGCGTCCTTTAAAGGATATGAACATGTAAGGTCAGCAGTAGGCGAAGTCAAAACAGCACCTGTCATGTTTACGATAGTGAGTGTTAAGTCGTCACCACTGATGGTTGTCAAGCGGCGAACCAACTTGTCTCCAGTGACCAATCCACCAGCAGTACTAATATTAACAGCAATCAAGTTGTCAAGATTCATGCTTGCTTTTTCATCTGCAACATCAAGAGTAACTTGGATAGCTTGTGCGTCTGTGTCTGCCAATAAATCAGGGTCAAAGCGAAGTGCTTTAAGGACAGCCTCTGATGCGCCACTGATTACAGTGGTGGTATTGAGGACAGTTGCAGATGCTGCTGCAGCGGTGGCATCAGCTGAACCAGTTGGTGAAGCATAACCACTTTGCAAGTTGTAAAAACCGCCACCGTCTTCAGTGAGGTCGTCTGCGCCTGTGGTAGCAATTTCTTTACCAACAGCGCCGCCGCCATACACGGAGTCGCCTTTAGTCAAACCGTTACGGGTATTGGTCAAAGTGAAATCCATGAAGAAGATCAAGCCGGAAGGCAAGCTCATAGGCTGAACGGATACTAAATCGTTAGCAATCAATCCACCAAATACACGACGAACGATTGGGAATGCAACTGCTGCAAAACCTTCAACATCGCCAGCGGCCATGGATGAAGCTTCACGAAGAAGTTCTTTTGCTTGGTTTTCGAGTAAGCGACTCATATAATTTTTATCTCGGTCGTTGCCAAGACCTTCCAAAAGACCAGTTTGCTCCCACTTATTAAGTAAAGCAGCTCCGTCTTTGGAGAGATCACGATCAACAATACCTTCTGTTAATTTTTGTAATACTGACATTGTAAATGTCTCCTTGTAGTTAGATTATTTAATCCCCGCCAGAAGTTTCCAACGGCTTTCGTGAGGATTAACATTTTTTGTTTCTTTTCGTCGAGGCATTTTCATCGACGTATTGTTGCTAACTACTTCGCTTAGTGATTCAGGTCGTCCTTGCCTCTTTGTGGACACCACTGTGCTTTGAAGTGTGTCGAATACAGTCTTTGCATGCTCAACTGACTTTGTTTCACGAAGTGCCTCGACAGCAATTTGCTTCTGTCGCTCATTCAAGGAGTCGGCCTTTAATACTTCATTAGTATAAAGCAGTTTAGCGTTTTGAAGACTGAGTTCTTCCAACGTCGTTGCGAGCTTCTGAATTGCTTCTTTTTGCTCTTTCATTCCAGACACCATTTTATTGTTGTCTGCTTTGAAATTATCATTTTGCTCTTGGAGGGCTTTGATAGTTTCTAAAAGTTCGTTTGTTTTTCCTGCGATCTTTGCAAGATCTGCAGATTCGGCTATGGGTTGTTTTTCTTCGTAGACTTCTTCTTTTTCGGGGCTGCCACAATCTTCTTCGAGAGATACTTCTTCGACGGTTTCGTTTTCTTCGAGAGTTTCTTCTTGTTCGCCAAGAAGTTCTGCAACAACAGCAGCGAGTTCATCTTCCTCAAGGGGAAGTTCTTCTTCTAACGGGGCAGCGTTATCCATCGCGAGTTCAGTGGGCTCTAGCTCGCCTTCTTCAGCATCAATTGCTGGCTCGGTATCAGAAACGAGGGCTGCAAGGCCAGGTAAGTCTAAAACAACGTCTACTGGTTCGTGTTCATCAGGACAGGCGCAAGCTTTTTCACCAGCGGTGGCGCCTAGTGGTAAACCCATGGCGGTGGGATCTTCAACAGCTTCAGGTTCTCCCATCGCCGTCGGGTCAGCTGGTAGAGGCTCTTCGTCGCCAAGATCTAATTCGTCTTCCTCTGCTTCGAGGATACTTTCCATAACCTTCTTCACTTCGGGCGCGTATTTCTCGACGATTTCTGCTTCCGCGTTCTTTAAAGCAGCTTCTTTAAGTGCTTTAGCATCAATTATTGCTTGTTCCAACATTTTAGACATGGTGTTACTCCCTATAAAATCTTTGTTTTAGAGCCTAGATGGGTCTTTTATCTAAAGTAATTAGTGTTTACATTCCGTAAACACCATTTTTTCACATGAAAACACTTTAATGGGTAAATAATAACACACTACACTATTATTGTTAAGTTATTGTTTTTGTTTCATTCTCCTGCAAAATAAGAAAAGGCGCCCACCAGGGGCGCCAATTCAATATATTCTTTAAAAGAAAATTATAAGAAAATCTTATGTATTATTCTGTATGGAATACGGATGCGAACCAAGTGCCGTCTTCACAGAAGTACCACTTATCGCCTTCTGGGAATCCAGCTAGGCCGTTGTTAGGATCAACATCGTAGTCTGCGCCAGTGTAATAAAACATCATACCGTCGAAGTCACCGTTTAAGATTGCGTCGTCGTCGTCGTAATTTGCAGCAGTTACGCCAGCAGCGTCGAGGCTACCAACTTGAACTGATTTGTTTACAACGAGATCATTCATCGTAGCCATGCCACTAAGAGTCATGGTAGTTCCATCAGCACTTAGGGAGTGAACTTGGGTAGTGAAGGCCGCTATCCATGAGTCGATATTCGCTTGGAAAGCCACTTGGTCTGAGGCAATACCAGCTTCAGCAGCACCTGCACGAGCAGTTTCAGCAGCAAGATCAGCGTCAGCGTCAGCTTCATTCTGATCTACATCAGCTTGAAGTGCAGCTTCAGCAGCAGTTGCACGAGAAACTTCAGCAGCGAGTTGGCTGTTGTGTGTTCCGAGAGCAGCTGTGATTGCAGCAGACAAGCTACTATCTGCAGCTGTATAAGCAGCAACGATTTCAGTCAAGGAATCAACAGCGTTGACGTCGACGTTTGATTGAATGTATGAAATATCTGCAGCAAGAGCTTTTTCAGCAGCTTCTGCACGAGCAACTTCAGTACTCAAGCCAGCAGTCAAAACGCCTTCAGCAGCAGTTGCACGAGCAACTTCAGTAGCCAAGTCGCTAGTCAAGCCAGCTTCAGCACCAGTTGCACGAGCAACTTCAGCACTCAAGCCAGCAGTCAAAACGCCTTCAGCAGCTTTTGCACGAGCAATTTCAGTAGCCAAGTCGCTAGTCAAGCCAGCTTCAGCACCTGATGCGCGAGCAACTTCAATAGCCAAGTCAGCAGTCAAAACACCTTCAGCAGCGCTTGCACGAGCTGCTTCAGCAGCAAGAGTAGCGTCAGCGTCAGCTTCATTCTGATCTACATCAGCTTGAAGTGCAGCCACATCTGCGTTCCATGCCGCGACGTGATTTGAGAAACTTGTGTTTAATGATGCGATAGACGCATCGAAATCAGCTTCATTCTGATCTACATCAGCTTGAAGTGCAGCGAGTGCAGCGTCAGCGTCAGCTTCATTCTGATCTACATCAGCTTGAAGTGCAGCTTCAGCAGCAGTTGCACGAGAAACTTCAGCAGCCAAGTCATTGGTCAAAACCAATTCAGCAGCAAGAGCACGGGTGTTTTCGGCTGTGATGTCTTGTGAAAGACCAGCTTCTGCGGCAGCAGCGCGAACAGCTTCGCTGGCTAGATCGGCAGCCATAGCTGCTTCGATACTATCAACGTCGCTTTGAACAGCAGCAACTTCAGCGTCAGCGTCAATTTCATTCTGATCTACGTCAGCTTGAATTGCAGCTTCTGCAGCAAGTGAGGCAGCAGCTTGAGCAGCCAAGGCATTGGTCAAGGCCAATTCGGCAGCTATTGCGCGTGTGGCTTCTGCAGCGGTTGCAGTAGCAGCGTCAGTCTTATTCTGAGCCATGTCGCCAGACAAACCAGCTTCTGCAGCTTGAGCGCGAGCAGTTTCAGTAGCGAGTTGGCTGTTGTGTGTAACCAAGTTTGCAGCGATTGCAGCAGACAAGCTACTATCTGCAGCTGTGTATGCAGTAACAATTTCACTCAATGAATCGATAGCAGCGCCGTCGACGTTTGAGATCATGCTGTTGATGCTTGATTGAAGACCAGCTTCAACAGCACCTGCACGAGCAGCTTCTGCAGCCAAGTCGCTAGTCAAGCCAGCTTCTGCAGCAGTTGCACGAGTTGCTTCAGCAGCGATTGCAGTAGCGTTAGCAGCTTCAGCAGCACTTGCACGAGTTGTTTCGCCAGCGATTGCAGTAGCGTTAGCAGCTTCAGCAATACCTGCACGAGTTGCTTCTGCAGCGATTGCAGCAGCATTTGCAGCTTCAGCAGCACCTGCACGAGCAGTTTCAGTAGCCATTGCATCGTCAGCGTCAATTTCATTCTGATCTACGTCAGCTTGAATTGCAGCTTCAGCAGCACTTGCACGAGCAGCTTCTGCAGCGATTGCAGTAGCGTTAGCAGCTTCAGCAGCAGTTGCGCGAGTTTCTTCAGCAGCGATTGCAGCAGCATTTGCAGCTTCAGCAGCACCTGCACGAGCAATTTCAGTAGCCAAGTCGCTAGTCAAGCCAGCTTCAGCAGCACTTGCACGAGTTGTTTCGCCAGCGATTGCAGTAGCGTTAGCAGCTTCAGCAAGACCTGCACGAGTTGTTTCGCCAGCGATTGCAGTAGCGTTAGCAGCTTCAGCAACACCTGCACGAGCAACTTCAGTAGCCAAGTCGGCAGTCAAAGATGCTTCTGCGGCAGCAGCACGAGCTGCTTCAGCAGCAACGTCTGCAGTGTTAGCAGCAGTGATAGCATTTATTGTTGTTGCAAGGTCATCGCTTGCATGTCCAGCTACGCCGTCGACGTAAACTGCACCTTTTAGATCAACTCTTTTTCCATCTTTACCGATGAGAGCGTCACCATTATCCAGTAATTTATGTACTGGATTTGTTGTATCTGAGCCGTGATAAACGGCTATACCTTTTTTAATAGTCATAATTTATATCCCTCCAAGGATTATAATAGTTGTCTTACAGGGCAACTCCTATGTGTCCACGAGTGGTGGGCTTCTTGGAGTGAAAAGCATGTACCGGTTACACACTTTTCAGGGGGTAATTAGAGAGAATATAGAGGAATGTCTGAAGTATTTTTATTTATTATGTTCCTGCGAAATAGGGGGCATAAATAAGAAAGATCCAAAAAGAAAAGCACCCCACGAGGGGGTGCTTTGAGTAAGAGAAGAACTATTAAAAGTTCTAAGTCTTAGTTTAATTCAATATTAAGTCAACTCACCGGTGATTGGATCAAAAGTCATAATTGCAGAACCGTCTGCAGAAACTGTTGTTCCGGACCAGGAAACTGTGAATGTTTGGAACTGTCCCAAAGAATACTTATAGCCAGCTAAGGAATACGTTGTGAACGCAGTTGAACCGTCTGATTTAAGTATTTCTAATGTATATGCGCCGTCACCCCAGTCGTCGGACATCTGCCAAGTGGTAGATCCCTCTGCGGTGAAGCTAAACCAATCTTCACTGGTTCCGGAGTGGTTGGCTTGTTGTCCGCCGATACCGTATGAAGTCGGAGCAAATATTGTTGTTCCGTCAGCGATAAGGACAGCTTCAGTGCCGTAACCCGCCGTTGGCGTAATTCTTACTGCGAAGTAAGGCATTGGTGGGTTAGCGATGTTGTCCAATGCATCCTGCAAGTCATCAAAAGCCGGTGGGGCATATTGAGCGTCAACAAGTGCAAACAAAGTGGTCGGGTCGCCACCGCCGGTGAGATTAAAAATCTCGTCGTCGATTGCATCGAAATGTCCCTGCGCCAAGGCTTCGTCACTACCGCCGCCATCAACGAATGCCTGTGCCGCGTCAATAGCCGCGAAAAGCACAGTTGTATCATATGAAGGAGGTGCAACATAGAATGGTGAACCATACCACGCGCCATCTTCACAGAAGTAGTGTTTATTTGCGACTGGGAAGTCTGCAGTAGGCTCTCCAATGTGATAGAACATTGTTCCATCAAGAGTACCACTAGCGAGTGTTGCTGCGTCCGTATAGGATGCAGGAAGGTCATCCGAATCTTGGTATCCTTTAATGTGCAACGCATTAGAGACAACAACAGAGTCTGCTGTCATTGAGTCTAATCCTGGATAGCTAGTTTGGAAAACTGCATTATACCACTCTTCACCGAAATTGGTACCATCTATGCCGTGCCAGCCATGTGGGGCACTGAAAGCATCAGTTTGGGGATACCAAGTGTTGCTCGCCCACGCGAAAAAGTTATCGTCCATGGCGATTCTTGTGGCGACCAATGCGTCTTCGGCAGCAATAGAAGCAGCAGTTTGAGCAGCAATTGCAGCGTCGAAGTCAGCTTCATTCTGATCTTCATCAGCTTGAATGGCCGCGATTGCAGCAAGTGAGTCTGCAGTTTGAGCAGCTAGCTCAGCGTTATGCTCAGTGAGCATATCAGCGAGATCAGAAGCCTGCGAAGCAGACATTGCATTCATTGCGTCAACAATTTCCTTCATGGAACCCGCAATAGCTGGATTGGAAACGTCCATAAGGACATTAACGTCAGCTTCAATTGCAGCTTCAGCAGCAGTTGCAGCAGCAACTTGTGTTGCTAAGGCATTGGTCAAGACCAATTCAGCAGCAGTTGCAGCAGCAGTTTGAGCAGCGAGGTTCGCAGTCAAAACGCCTTCTGCAGCAGTTGCATCAGCAACTTGTGTTGCTAAGTCAGCAGTCAAAACGCCTTCTGCAGCAGTTGCACGAGCAACTTCAGTACTCAAGTCAGCAGTCAAAACGCCTTCTGCAAGCATTGCAGCAGCAGTTTGAGCAGCTAAATCTGATGTTAAAACACCTTCAGCAGCAATTGAAGCAGCAGTTTGAGCAGCCGCGGCTAAATCAAAAGCAGCTTCGTTAGCGTCTTCATCAGCTTGAACTACAGCAAGAGCAGCAACCTCAGCGGCGTCGTTGGCCGCAACAGAAGCGGCAAAAGCAGCAAGAGTAGCGTCATTTTCGGATTCATTCAAATCTTCATCAGCCTGAAGTGCAGCAGCAGATGTGTCAAAGTCAGATTCATTCTGATTTACATCAGTTTGAATTGCAGCTTCAGCCTGTAATGCGCGGTCGTATTCGCCCATATCTTCAGGCCCTGTGTAGCCTTCGTTGAAGATATCCATTGCAAGCTGTTGTTCAACCGCTAAAGCGCGATCTCTTTCAGCTCGGCGAGCCGTATCGATTGCATTTTCTGCAGTAGTTGCGCGAAGTTCTTCTGCGTCGACAGCGGTGTTTGCAGCTGTTTGATTTGCCTCCATATCAGCCAAGACAGCAGCGATTCCTGCGTCAAAGTCAGCTTCATTCTTATCTACATCAGCTTGAAGTGCAGCTTCTGCAGCAGTTGCACGAGCAACTTCAGCAGCCAAGTTTGAAGTCAAAGTAGCTTCAGCAACCTGTGCAGCACTGGAACGAGCAACAATTGCAGCGTCGGAAGTAGCTTCGTTAGCGTCTTCAGTTGCCTGAAGAGCGGCGATTCTAGCAATACCATCAGCAGTTGCAGCTATTCTATCAGCGTCATGCTCATTGAGCATTGCAAGATTTTCAGCTGTTACAGCAGCATCTGCGCTGTTGATTGCTGAGACAACATCTTGGAATGTTCCAATAGTTGTAGGATCGTTAAGAACGTCTGTGATGGTATTCAATTGTGATTGAAGACCAGATTCGGCGTTCTGAGAAGCAGTGGACTGAGCAGCAATGCTTGTGCCCAGAGCAGCTTCAGCAGCTTCAGCAGCTGCCTTTTGTGTTGCTAAACCAGCAGCGTTAGCAGCTTCAGCAGCTTCAGCAGCTGCCTTTTGTGTTGCTAAAACAGCAGTGTTAGCAGCTTCAGCAGCTTCAGCAGCTGCCTTTTGTGTTGCTAAACCAGCAGCGTTAGCAGCTTCAGCAACCTGTGCAGCACTGGAACGAGCAACCATTGCAGCGTCGAAATCACTTTCGTTCTTATCTACATCAGCTTGAATTGCAGCTTCTGCAGCGGTTGCAGCAGCATTACGAGCTGTGTTTGCAGCAGCATTAACACCTTCTGCAGCAGTTGCACGAGAAACTTCAGCAGAAATTGCGTTTGTATTGGTTGTCTCTGCACCACCAGCACGAATTGTTTCGAGTCCGATGTTTGTGTTCAGAGCAGCTTCTGCAGCTTCAGCAGCAGCTTTTTGTGTTGCTAAGTCAGCAGTGTTAGCAGCTTCTGCAGCTTCAGCAGCAGCTTTTTGTGTTGCTAAGTCAGCAGTGTTAGCGTCTTCAGCAGTGCCTGCGCGAGCTGTCTCTGCAGTTATTGCTAGTCCAAGAGCAACTTCAGCAGCAGTGGAAGCAGCAGTTTGAGCAGCCATTGCAGCAGCGTCAGCTGTCGCTTGGTCATTGATAGTGGTTGCTAGATCTTTATCTGCGTGTCCTGTTACACCATCAATATATACAGAACCTTTTAGATCAATTCTTTGATCAACTCCCTGTCCGTCTCCACCGACAAGAACGTCTCCGTCGTCTTTCATAGAGTGCACGACGGTTGTGCCGTTTAATACGGCTATACCTTTTTTAATAGTCATAATTTATATCCCTCCAAGGATTATAATAGTTTGTTCTTTTGCACCGCCCTGTAAAGAATGCAAAGTTTAAGTTTTTCTCTGTGATCGCCCTGTAAAAAATCACAAATAGAGAGTGGTTGTATTCGAAAATACGCACACTCTCGCGACGATAATTAGCTCTTAATGTTGTGGGAATCCAATCTATTTTTATTTATTTTGTTCGCCGAAAATGAGGGGGTAATAATAAAAAAGATCTAAAAAGAAATAGCAAAGGCACCCCCGTTAAGAGGTGCCTTGGTAAGTTATAGATTGCTTAGGATCTAAACTGTTATGGCAGTGTGACTGCCTTGATGATCATCGGTGCATTATGAATGTGAACCGTAATAACATCGTCAACATTCGATTTCAAATGAAGTTGATAAGTGTATGATTGTCCGGCAGTCAATCCTGAGATATTATATTCTACAGTCTGTGTTGCGTTATCAGATGGTACACATTGCCAGACTTGTCTGGATGATAGTGTAATTCCTGCTGAATCGACAACATAAGCTGATGCTCCTTGATCGTAAACGCCTGCATAAACAACGGCTCCGTTTGGTTCGGCTGCAGCTAATCCTGCGAGGATCATTGTTGCAGAGAACTTTATCTTGCCGTTTGCAGGAGCAGTAAAAGTCACTTCATGAGAAGAGTGTTCCTGCTGCTCTGTCGTTGTGAGATACCAATATCCTGTTCCGTTACTATTGGATGAGGAGTGCAGGTATGTTTCCGCGATGGACAAGCCGCCGAGAGCATCGATGTTGTTTTGCAGTGCGAGTTCTGCTGCTGTTGCACGAGTTTCCTCGGCAGTGATTGCAGCTGCATTTGTTTGCTCTGCTGCTGTTGCACGAGTTTCCTCGGCAGTGATTGCAGTAGCGTTTGCACCTTCTGC